TCATCAGCAATATGTTCAAGCTTTAAACAAGAGCTTTTACAAGGTAAACACAGTTTTGAATCTTCAGGTGGACACACTTTTAAGATTGCATTATTTGATAGCGATGCTTCTTTAGGTGCAGCTACAACAGACTATTCAACATCAGAAGAAATCACAAATACATCAGGATCTGCGTATTCCGCAGGTGGAGCAACTCTTACAAATTCAGGCGTTTCATTATCTAGTACGACAGCGTTCACAGACTTTTCAGATGTAACTTATTCATCTGCTTCTTTCACTGCAAACGGTGCATTAATTTACAACACAACAACAGATGGTGGTTCAGGAACAACTGATGCTGTTTGTGTAATTGCATTCGGCGGTGACAAAACAGCTAGTAATGGAACATTCAAAATAGAGTTTCCAACAGCAAATTCTAGTAGCGCAATCATCAGATTAGCATAGGAGGCCGACCATGTCGGTATCTTCAGGATGGGGCAGGTTCACCTGGGGCCAAGCTAATTGGAACGAAAGTCAAAAATTTGGAGCAGGTTGGGGAGCTAAGACTTGGAACGAACAGTCTTGGGGTGATCTTAACGACGTAACAGTTTCTTTAACAGGTCAAGAAATAACTTCTAGCATGGGTATAGAAGGCTGGGGTAATAATACTTACGGTCAAGGTGCTTGGGGTGAGTTTGCAATTACAATTGGTTTAAGTCCAAACTTTGATATTAGTGGTGTAGAGTTTTCATCTAACGTAGGTTCAGTATCAGTTCTTGGTTCCGCAGTTGTAGAACTATCAGGTGTCTCATCATCATTTAATGTTGGATCATTATCAGTTGAATCAGATGCTAATGTTGCAATGTCTGGTGTATCAGCTTCTTTCTCAATAGGGTCTGTATCAGTTGCTGATCAAGTTGTAGGTTTAAGTGGTCAATCATTTACTGCAAGTCAAGGAACTGCAATAGCACCAAACGATACTGTTCAACCATCAGGTTTATCAATAACTTCTGCTCAAGGAACTGCGGTTGGATCTTCTAGTAACCAAGTTGATGTTACAGGATTTTCAATATCCACATCAATTGGTACGGCAGTTGCACCAAACAATACAGCTATAATATCAGGACAAGAAATTGAATCTCAATTAGGATCAATTGTTGGATTAGGTGGTGCTGTGGCATTACCTACAGGATTATCTGCAACAGCTAGTGTTGGGGCTCTAGATCCAAATGATATGACTCTTGGAATATCTGGTCAATCGTTTAGTGCTAGTATTGGCTCTGTGTCCGTGGTTGATATGCAAGTTGGATTAACTGGTCAATCAGCAACATTTAGTGTTGGATCAGTTAATATATTTGCTTATGGTGATGTTGACACTGGTTCAAATACGTCATATAGTAATGTTTCAACAGGTTCGAACGACACATATTCGGATGTTGCAACTGGATCAAATACAAGTTATAGTGACGCTGCATAGGAGAAAATTATGGCATCAACATTTACACCTTTAGGTGTTGAACTTCAAGCAACCGGTGAAAACGCTGGAACTTGGGGAAATAAAACAAACGTAAATTTACAACTTATTGAACAAATAGCTGGTGGCTTTACAACACAATCAATTGCTGGTGGTGCACAAACTACAGCATTAACTATCTCTGACTCTGGAACTGGTGATGTAGCAGGCCACAGAATGATAGACTTCACAGGTACAATTACTGGGAATCAAATTGTAACAATACCATTAGATGTTCAAACTTTTTATATTTTAAGAAATTCAACTTCAGGAGCATATACAGTTCAATTTAAATATGCATCAGGATCTGGTGGAACTTTTACTTTTTCAGCAACAAATAAAGGAACAGCAATCGTATTTGCAGCAGCAAACGATGGGACTAATCCAGATATTATACAAATTCAAACAGGTGGAGACGTTGTTGATGATACATCACCACAATTAGGTGGCGATCTAGATACTAACTCATTCAATATTTCATTTGATGATGCGCATGGCATTACAGATGAAAACGGAAATGAACAAATAGTATTTCAAACAACTTCATCTGCAGTAAACCAATTAGATATAACTAATGCTGCAACAGGAAGTGCACCGTCTATTCAAGCAACTGGTGGTGATTCTAATATAAATTTAAAAGTTGGACCTAAAGGAACAGGTCTTATAGAAGTTCTTGGTGCAACAAACCCAGGTTCAATTCAATTAAACTGTGAATCTAACTCTCACGGGATTAAACTTACATCACCCCCACATAGTTCTGGGCAGTCGTATGAGCTTAAGTTTCCAACAGGAAACGTAACAGCAGACAGGTTTTTAAAAGTAGCTTCAGTATCAGGTTCAGGCACAACAGGTGTTGGACAATTATCATTCGCTGAAGTATCAGGCGGAACTTCTTGGCAAGCAGTTAAAACTTCTGGTTTTACAGCTGTGGCTGGTGAGGGTTATTTTATAGATACAAGTTCTGGTGCGATAGAAATGGATTTACCTGCAGGAAGCATAGGTGATGAAGTATCATTTATAGATTATGCAGGAACATTTGATTCAAATGCTCTAACAATTGATCAAAACGGAACAGAAAAAATTGCAGGATCAACAGATCCTTTAACAGTATCAACAGAAAGAGCAGCAAATACTTTAGTTTATGTAGATGGTACGCAAGGTTGGCTCTTAAAGAATAATTAAGGAGATCAATGGCTACTTATAGAGAATTAGTCGGAAAAAAAATTAAAAAAGTTACATCCGATCCATCTGATTCAATTAATGGACAGATGTGGTATAACTCCACAACTGGAACTATTAAAGGATTAGCTCTTAATGAAGGATGGTCAAGTGCTCCAAATTTAGGTACAGGTGCATATTTAGCAGGTTCTTTTGGCACTCAAACAGCAGGCGTTAAAATATGTGGCACTAAACATCCTGGCGTTCTTGTTAGTAATGTTGAACATTATAATGGAACTGGGTGGAGTGAAGAAACAAATTACCCTGCAGCAGGTCAATCAATATCGGGTGCTGGAACACAAACTGCTGGAATAGCAGCTGGGGGTAGCACGCCTAGTATGACAACTGCCGCAAATTCTTATGATGGCACATCTTGGACATCAGCAAATAGTTTACCATACGCTGCTAATAATATGGCTAGTTGTGGATTGACACAATCTAGTGTTATTTATGCCGTTGGTAGAGATGGTTCATCTGGTAATTCAGGTACTAATAAATCAGTTACTTTTGATGGAACCAATTTTGCAAACGGACCAAATCACGTAACTACAAGAATGTTTAACACTGTAAGTGGAGCTGGAACAGGAACAGCAGCATTAATTGTTGGTGGTTTTATAGACCCATCTCCTAATAATATGACAAACTGCGAAGAATATGATGGCACATCATGGAGCGCTACAGGTTCTTTAAATGTAGCCACAGGTTTTGCTTCGGCATGGGGAACACAAACAAACGCTGTAACACAGAATACTGCTTCAGACTCTTCAGGATCAGAAGCTTATAATGGTTCTACTTGGTCAGCTTTACCTCCCACAGGAGCACCTTCTTCAGGAGGTCTTTATGGGATAACTGCAGGAGCAACTGGAGACGCTGGTTGGTTATCAGCTATAAATCCATCAGGCACAGTTTATAATGGAACAGTAGAATTTAATAGATCATTAAATGTAGTTACAGGAGCAGCATGGGCTAGTGGAGGAACTATGCCACAAGGTACAAACATGGCTGCAGGATGTGGAACTCAAACTGCTGGTTTAGGTTTTGCTGGGTACAGCGATACTTATCCAGGTAGCCCTAATGATATAACAGAATCTTATGAATATGACGGTTCTACTTGGACCGCTGGTGGAGATGTAAATACAGGTAGATATGCACTTGGAGGTGCGGGAACTCAAACGGCTGCTTTGGCTTTTGGTGGTGTAGGTTCTGCTCCTGTTGGTTACACTGGTAGCACAGAAGAATACAATGGTTCATCTTGGACTGTAAACGCAACTCCGTATTTTTTAAACCAAGCAAGATCTAATATGGCTGGAGCAGGAACTCAAACTGCTGCCTGGGCAGCTGGTGGTTATGCTGATCCTGGCACTAATTATTATGCTAACGCTGAAACTTATAATGGAACTTCTTGGACAGCTATACCTGCTTTAAACACAGCTAGACAAAGCGGAAGAGGAGGCGGAACAACTACCGCTTCATTAGTAGCGGGTGGAGAACCTGGAACAGGAGCTGTTGCTGTTGTTGAGGAGTACAATGGTTCTTCTTGGACAACGGTTACTAGTATTCCTTTAACAGCTAAAAATCACGCTGCGTCTGGAACACAAACTGATGGACTTATTTATAGTGGGACACTAGGGGGGTCCACATCTGCTGTAACTTTAGGTTATGATGGAACAAACTGGTCTACAAGACCATCTATGGCATCAGCCAGAAGACAAGGAGCTTCATTTGTTACTGCTCCTGCATCAGCTTCAACAATGTTTGGAGGATCTTCTAATAATACAGGAGGGACGGCAACAGAAGATTTTACTGGAGAAACAGAAACAGCTAACGTAAAAACATTTAGTACGAGTTAATTATGACAACATATAGAAAATTACACGGTAAAGCAGTTAAAACAGTCACAACTAATCCAACGGATGATGCGGCTGAGGGACAAATCTGGTTTAACTCAACAGATAATAAATTTAGATCTGCTGTTGCTTCAGAAGCATGGGCTAATTCAGCTTCTATGATTACTGGTAGAGCAGCCGTGGGACATGGATCAGCTACTCAAACAGCTGGTTTAGTTTTTGGTGGTTACTCTGATCCAAATTATCTTGCAAATACTGAAGAATATAATGGAATTGGTTTTAGCGCTGGTTCAGCCTTACCAGCAGCCAGAGGATGGATTATGGGTGCAGGAACTCAAACAGCAGCCATAGGTATAGGTGGTTTTTATCCAGGTTCAACAGCAAATACAACTGTTTATAATTATAATGGAACATCTTGGTCAACTAATCCACATTCATTACCATCAGGAGTTGCCGAAGGAGGAAGCGCTGGAACACAGACTGCAGCTATAATTTTTGCAGGAAGGCCACCAGATCCTCATTCTTCAGCTAGTTATGAATACGATGGTTCATCTTGGACATCAGGTGGAAGTCTGGGCACTGCACGAAGACTACCAGGAGGTGGAGGAACTCAAACTTCCTGTAGATCATCAGGAGGTGTCACAAATCCACCCTCGACATACACTGCTAATTCAGAAGAATACAATGGAACTTCTTGGTCAGAAGGTCCAAACCTAAACACTGCTAGAAGAGATTTAGCTGGCTCAGGTGCTAACGCAGACGCTCAACGTGTTTCTGGAGGATCAGGCCCTGCTTCTTTTAGTACAAAATCAGAAGCTTATAATGGAACTTCATGGTCAGAGGGTCCAGATTTAGCCACAGGAAGACAAGATGCTAGTCCTTCAATGAACGCACCATCAAACTCAACTTTTATGGCAGGTGGTGTTGTTTCAGGAAATAATTATCCTGGCGCAACAGAAGAATTTACTGTTACAGCACAGGCAATTACAGCGGCAGCATGGGCTAGTAGCGGAGCTTTAGGTACAGCAAGAGCTAATTTGGCAGGAACTGGAACAGAAACTGCTGGGCTAGCTTTTGGAGGTGCTCCAAATAAAAATGAAACAGAAGAATACAATGGATCAACTTGGAGTGAACAAAATAATTTAAACACAGGAAGAGGTTCTGGAACTGGTTTTGGAACACAAACAGCTGCAGTAATGGCTGGAGGACATGAATACCAAGCAACAACAGAAAATTATAACGGAACTTCTTGGACAGCTAGTGGTGCTTTAAGCACAGGAAGAAGATATTTAGCTGGAGCTGGTACACAAACAGCAGGTTTAGCAATCGCTGGATACACTGGTCCAGCAGCTGGAATAGGTAATTCTGAACATTACAATGGAAGTTCTTGGACAGCAGGTGGAACTTTAAGTCCAACAGCTTGGGCTTGCGCTGGAGTAGGAACACAAACAGCAGCACTTAAAATGGGTGGTGCAGGAGCAGGTTCTCCAGGACCCACAGCAGGGACCGACGTACAAGAATATGATGGAACTAATTGGACTACAGGCGGATCAATGATATCTGCTAACAAATCTAATCAAGGATCAGGAACTCAAACCGCTGCATTAACTTTTGGTGGTAATACTACAGGAACTATAAATATGGGTTATGATGGAACGTCTTTTTCAACTAGACCTAGTTTAGCAACAGGTAGAACTTATTTTGCAGGGTTCGGAACTAACACAGCTGCAATTGCTTGTGGAAATAATCCAGCTGCAACTGTAACAGAAGAATTCACTGGAGAAACAACAACTTTAAACGTAAAAGATCTTACACAAAGTTAATAATTATGATATACAATTTTAAAAAGGAGGACTAAACTATGGCACACTTTATATACGGAGTAGCTGAAAACACGGGCAAAGGATTTTTCACTGCAGAAGACAGAAGAAAATTCTTCCTTAGAGGTTATCCTGCAAACGTCTGGATGGTTGGTAACAACGTTGACGGCGCTATGTGGTTAGCTGAAAAAGGCGGTCGTGAAAAGACAAAAGCAGAAGCACAAGCTTTGATTGACGCTGAAGTACAAGCGGCACAAACTGAGTGGGATGCTATGTCTGACGAAGCTAAAGCTAACTCACCAGGTAGACCAACAGACATAATATTGCCATAAGGATTTTTAAATGGCAGATTACGCTGACATATACGGTAAGAGAGTAAAAGTATTTGACTCTGACCCCACGCTAGATTCTAGTTATGAGGGACAGGTTTGGTATAACTCGGCTACAGGTACATTAAAATCTGTAATTAGTTTTGCATCGTGGTCTAGTTCAACAAATGTTCCATACTCTGCAACTGCAGCTGGAGCAACTGGATCTCAAACTGCTAACTTAGTTTTTTCTGGATATGGCCCTCCACCAGCCACTCCTGCAGGAGTGCTTACAACTGTAGAGTATAATGGATCTGGCTGGACTTCAGGTGGAAACATGGGAGATGGAAGAGCTTATATTTCATCAGCAGGAACACAAACTGCAGGTTTAGCTATTGCAGGTCTTGACTCATCACCTAATAGATCAGCAAAAACAGAAGAATATAACGGAAGCTCTTGGTCAGAGTCAGGTGATTTATCTACTGCTCGAGGTCAAGCTGTAGGAACTGGATTACAAACTGCAGCCATATGTGCAACTGGAGACGCTAATCCACCAGATTATTCAACTTCCGTGGAAAATTATGATGGCACGTCTTGGACAAATGGAACAGCAGTTAGTTTAGGAAGACGTGTATCAACTGGTAATGGAACTCAAACCTCTACAATTATTATTGCAGGTAATACAGCTCCATCTGATACAAAAACTGGTTTAACAGAAGAATGGAATGGATCAGCTTGGTCAAGTGGTGGAACTGTAAACACTGCTAGAAAAGGTGGTATGGCTGCAGGAGCAAATGCAGACTCATCTGTTTTCTTTGGTGGAACCGCAGCACCTGGGGCTTCAACAGCTACAGAAGATTATGACGGAACATCTTGGACAACTTCTTCAGCAACTATGGGAACAGCGATAACAGACAACCAACAAGGTGGTGGAGGAAATGTAAACACAGCTGCTCTTGTATGTAATGGTCCAAATTCAAATAGTGTAGCAACACAAGAATACAACAAATCAATTAATACAATCACAGCTGCGGCATGGTCTAGTGGTGGAAGTTTAAATCTTGCTAGACATGACGGTGCAAATTCAGGAACTAAAACTGCAGGATTGTTTGCAGGTGGTAAGGTTTATCCAAACGTTTTTAAAAATGAATCAGAAGAATATGATGGCACG